GATCTCAAAATGTAGATGCGGCCCTGATGAGTTTCCTGTGTTGCCTGATTCTCCAATTAACTGACCAGCCTTGGCCGTTGCTCCTGGCTTAACTCGTACGGCGTTTAAGTGTGCATATATTACCCAGCCACCCTCAACCTTTTGCACAACCTGATTGCCATAAGCCTTGCCCCAGTTGGCGTTTTCGATCTTGCCGTCAGTTACTGCTAAGACAGGTGTGCCAATGGGCACTGCGAAATCTACGCCAGTATGATAACCCTTTGACCACATCTTGCCGGGCTTTTTGTAAGCGGTCGTAATTTTGCCATTCTTAATTGGTAGTGACATCTTGCTCTTTAAAGTTTTGGCCTGTCCATTTGTCGCCAATCCCTGCGTACTTACCGCGAAAGTTTGCGTTATAACTGGTTTGCTTCCAAGTTCCATCCATGCCAATTGATGCAATAAATGCTTGTCCGACAGGCTCGCTATCTGGGAACTCCAGATCGCCTAGTGTCTCGTTATTGACAACAATTACTGCTTCAACAACACCATCTTTTACTTTTGCAAAATGTGCCATTATGCCAACACCCTAACGATTACTATGCCTGACCCGCCAGCGCCACCAGTGCTTGTTCCTCGCCCACCGCCACCGCCGCCGCCTGTGTTTGCAGTTCCTGCAGTTCCGACTCCTGAATTTGAACCCGCGCCGCCACCAGCAGTTGCAGTGCCACCTGTGACAGTTCCTGCGCCACCGCCGCCGCCACCACGACTTGTTGCAGTTCCGTTTATTAACGAACTTAAACCAGCGCCGCCAGCGCCACCAGTTGTTGAAGACCCGTTTGAGCCAACCGCATTAGCACCGCCGCCGCCGCCGCCGTTAGTGTCCGCCGAGGATGATCCCCCTGTGCTTCCCTGATATGAGATACCAGTTGCGCCTGCGCCTGAGGTATAACCACCGCCACCAGATCCGCCAAGACTTGCTGGTTGCTGCGCACCAGTAATAGTTCCGCCGCCTTTACCGCCACCAAAAGTTACAAAATAATCTAGCAAACTAAAAGTGCCATTTGCGTTGCCAGCGCCACCTGCACCGATTGTGATTGTTTTTGCACCGCTTAAAATATAGAGGCTGTTTAAGGTTTTTGCGTTTCCGCTCGTTTCTGTCGAAATACTGTTCATGTAACCGCCAGCACCGCCGCCGCCTCCAGTTTCTGCCGAAGTGCCGCCTGTCTTAGTTCCACCGCCTCCGCCACCAGCAATACACAAAACATCTATCAAACCAGCCTTGGTAAAAGTTATAGTGCCACTACCAGTAAAGGCGTAGGCCTTGTAGTTAATGCCGCTGTCGGTAAATGTAGTAGTTGTGGGACTGCCCGTAGTGCCAGAGATTGCACTATCAGTTAAAAGAGCAGCCCCACCGGCAAAAGGGATAACTGTCCAAGCGTTTAACGCTGTTCGTACAAGTGCCGCCGATTGGTATTGAGACAATGTCGCAGCTGTATTTGTTACAGTAACACCTGCACCAGCTGCAAAAGTTACAGTTCCAGCGCCAAGGTTCACAACGTTTAAAGTTGTATTTGTGGGCCATGCCACTGATGCAGTTGGTGGGATTGTGTACGTTTGTGCGCTGGCGTTGCTAGCCGTTACTGTCTTGCCAATGTCTGTCAGTGCAAAAGTGTAAGTTGCGCCAGTTTGGGCATTGTAAGTCGGTATTGCAACCGCGCTATCAAAGCCAGTGGCCACAGTCTGAATGGCGGTTGCGCCATCTTTAACGTAGTCAGTGCTAGTGGGGTAAGTGACCCCAAAATATGTTGTTGTGCCGCTCATTTATAGATCATCCCATTCCTCTGTAATTGGAGTATAACTTGCCCACGTCACAGTAGGCGCGATTTGCAACCATACTTTGTGTGGGTATGTCTCGGACAGTGCCGAGCAGACTAGTGTCAGGTCACTTGTGTACCTTGTCAGATTCCACCGCATGCCCTCGACAAAGCCATCAAATGTGGTGCCAAATACTGCTGGCAGCTGCTGCGTGTAAACCGCCGAGCCGACCAGCATGGCGATCAGGGCATCTCGTGTGGCATCGCTAACAGTTGGGCTATGCAGTGGGATTGTCAATTCCTCGGGGTAGGTTCTAGGGTATGCCCGCGACTCTAGGAATGCTGTGGCCTGCGTTTCGGCATCAGCTGAGTTTTCTAGTGTAGTTGAGCGACTGCCTGCTAGTTGGCCATAGGACTGCTGGCTGGTGTAATCAGCTGCGTAAGCCTCTTGGCCATTCTTGTAAATCACTGTCACATCGTTCACAATTTCTGCCCACTGAGCGGCCTGTCGCAAGCCTGCTGCTAGTAGATCATCAGCTGTGAGTGTCATTGGCACATAGGCTGCTCTAGCCCCGTAGGAGTCATAGTGCAGCGAGCCATCGGGTGCTTCAAATAGGAAACCTCGACCAGATTGAGCAGCCGATTGCACAAGGGCTAGGGCATCAGTAACCCCGCCAGTGTAAGCCTCTAATTCGTATGTGCCGGGCGTGTCAATGTCAGCTACTAAGTTATTAACTAGCGCGATGTTTGAGCCATCCCAGTTAGCCCAGGTTGCGATGTTGCTGACACTTGACCAGATCAAGTCCCCTGGCACTTCATCCCAATCTTGCAAAAATACATCGCTAAGAATGTTTAATACTCTTGTGCCGTCAAACTCTTTGGCATACCCAAGTCCGCCTGTAGTGTGCTTATTGACTAGCGACAATGGGCCAACAGCTGTGATGTTGTAGATGGCCACAGATCCCTCTGAGCCGTAGGCATCTAGGGTGATGTCAATGTCTGAGATTATGCCTGTGTAAATTGTTTGATAGGCCGCCGTTGAGTCTTGGATCTGAATTGCAATACTGTCGGACAAATTGACGTTTAATGCTGTGTCTGCATCAGTCCACAACCTTACATTGGCAATACCTGGTTGTGCCTGCTCGTAGATGTCGCGCCTGCCAAGGCTTATGCCTATGCTGCTGATTGTGTTATCTGCGTACTCAACCGCGCCAGCAAATACTACTTTTGGATAGGGCGTGTAGGTGGTCATAGTGTTGCGCCAACTAGGTTAATTGGGCCTGTGCGCCTTGCGCTGTTTTGCAGCAGCTTCTCGATTGATCGCCTGGCTGACTCTGCATCAATAACGCCGTTAATGTTTATGACAGTGTTACCGCCGCCATTGTCTTTTCGAATTGAGCCAGATACACCTGCTGGGACAAACATCTCAGGCCCAAACTCACCGACCCGAGTTATCTCATTACGCATAATCGAGCCGCCTGCCGCGTTGCCCTTTGGTCTTGGCGTAAATCCTGCTGACGGAATGTTGAGATTGAAAGGATTTTGTATAAATCGCAAGGCAGGCAAAGATTTTTGGTAAGCATCGGAAACTGCTGTGATTGCGTTGGCTATGGTTTCTAATGCGCCCGCAATAGTGGTCATCATGTTTGTCGCTTCATCGCCATCGTCAGTAAAAGTCTTAAAGAGTTGAGTAAAGGCATCAGTGACGGCTCGCAGTGATCCGCCTAAACTGTTTGCGCCGTTGCCTTCAAAGTTGCCTGCAAGTTCCCTAGCGCGATTGCTCAAACCTTCGGGATCTTCGCCACTAAATCCCTTAGCCATCAGGTTTACATTTTCTAGCAGTTTTTTCATTTGAGGCAATAATGAAACGCCTATTGCTTCTTTCATTTCACCAAAGCGCTCGGTTACAATGGCCAGTTGGCCTGCGTAGGTTGCAGTATTGGCAGCTGCCGCGCCACCAAATAACTTCACCAGTTCACCTTGGACTAAATTAAAGTCTTTAGATTTTAGGATTGCCTCATCAAGCGGGATGCCTAATTTCTTAAGCGATCCAAAGTTGCCATCATAGGCCTTGGCCAATGTGATCGAGACAGTTTCAAGATCTTTTCCTGTTGCTGCCGAAATATCTAAGGCAAGATTATTAAGTTTCTGAGCCTCAGTTACATCACCAGTGGCTCGAACCAGGCTGCCAAGGGATGCGCGTAACTTGACATCAGATACGCCGTATCTTATTTGGGTTGCGCTGACATACTTTTCAGTTGCCGCGATCTGGGCATCGGTTGCATCGGTCGTGTTTTTAAGTGCCTGGGCTAATGTCGCCTGGCTTTTCTCATCTTCAATAGCCGCTTTAACACCATCTACGCCGATTTTTATTGCATACGCGCCAGCAGCTACGCCAGCCAGTGCAAAAGACTTGGCCATGGCTTTTGAGTATTGACCGACCTTGCTGCTAAGTGACTTAGTGCCCATTTGGGCATCATTCATGCCACCAAGAAACTTTTGAACATCGGCCAGCAAGGCCAGTTTAAGTGTGCGTGTATCAGCCATTAGATGCTAGTCCTCGCCCAGTTGTCCATAACTTTGTTTACACT